TTGCGCCGGTTACGTTAATCGTACAACCAGTAATTGTAGGAGCTGCAGCGCCCGCCGCACCGGTGTCCCCTTTGTCGCCCTTGTCACCCTTGTCACCTTTGGCACCATCAGCAGGTTTATTTACCCACGAAGTAGTGCCGTCACCATTGGTCTGCAAAATCTGTCCGGAAGTACCATTGCCGCCGGCAGGCATATTCACTTTGCCGGTGTCTACAGCTTCCACGCCGGTTTCAATATTGTTAAGTTTTTCTTTGCTAATTACTTCACCATCAGCCCAAGTATGCTTTGTATATGACATAAATCATCCCTCCTCATTTTCAGTACCTGTTTTAGATTCTCCCACCTTGCCCTGCCCTACAACAGCAACGGCAATCTCCTTGCTGTATTTGGTATTGTGCTCAACACAATACTGGATAATGCGGCAAATCTCATATTCATTAAGGTCTGCCACGTCGGAAACAGGAAAATCTTCATTAAAAGCCGCAATGTATGCAATAAGCCATTTATACATCCGTGTCACCTCCTTCCGCTAAATACGTAGGTACATAAACATCAACGCCGCGCACCTGGATAATCTCCAGCACGCTGCGGTCAATGTAAATATCTGCGGCAATTTCCTCCCGGCTTTTTTGCGACAACACTTTGCCCCTGTCTTCCAAAAGGTCAATAAGGTCGCAGTTTCCTTCGCTGTTTTTGCACCATTCGGCAAGCGCAGCAACTTCGTTAATATCGGCTGTTGTTGCCGCCGTAATATCTGCTTCCCAATCAGTCAGATAATCATTGCTGACCGGTACAGGTTCGGCAGCCCCGCCTTCTGCCGGTGCCGTTGGCGTTTCGTAAACAAACGCTGCAAAAAATGTTGCATTATCAACCGTCATCAGCTCCGTAAAATCGTACAGGCAGCCGCGCACATCGTTGTAACCTGCCGGGTAGTCCGTCGGCAGGTTATCCGGCCAGTCTGTTTCATAAACCGTTGTGCGGCGCGCTATATCGTTATACATATACTTAACAACATCACGCAGCGGCGCAGCTAAATTGCCGCTGGCGTTAAAATACGCCGTTACCGCAGTTTCCAGTGGTGTGAATAAATCTGCCGTCAGCGGGTCCTGCGCGGCGGAATATGCTTTCAGCGCTGCAACTTTTTCATTAACTTCTGTTTGGCTGTACAAAACTTCACCCCCTTAAAAATGGGCATAGAAAAAGCCGCCTACATTGCTGTAAGCGGCTTAGTGCCGAATTAATTATTTAATTCTAATCCCTATGATTTGGACAATTCAAACATTTTTGAGCTAACTCCTCGCTCCATGGCAGTTCATCCGGCCAAAAATATTTTGTCATCTGCCCTTCGGCTGCCAAAGAAGTATCAAAGCAAAATCCATCATCAACTAACCTATTGACCAAAGGACATCTAATCGTCATTTCCGTCGTCAAAACTTTCCACCACCTTTATAAAATTCAATGATTTTTCATCAAACTGTTCTCTTTTAAACGCTGTTCTTATTATCTTATTTTTTACATCAATATAAGCGGAACCCTCGGACGCAAAAAAGCACAAATACTGCCCGTTCCAACGAGTAAACGCAACTAACGCATTATTTATAAATTGCTGCGCATCTTCTTTTGTCACATTGTGTTTTCGTTTTTTATTGATATGCTTATCATCAAAACCATACCTAGCTAAATTAACTGGTTCAGGCTTCAAGTTTATTATACCACGAATTCCATTTTCTTTCGCGGCTCTTTTTATAACATTACTACGACTATTATCAACAAACTTTTCTTTCCATTTACTGTACTTCATGTTGCCTGGCACATAATAAACTTTGCCGTCATCATCACGTGCGGCGCGCAGTCCACTGTCCAGCCCTTCAATGTGCGGCACGGTACAGCTGCGGCACCACGGATGCAACGGCGGAGCGGTAACGCCCGCTTTAAATTCGGACATTTTAAAAACTTTGCCGTCCATACTCCGGCAAATATCTGATGTTTTTCTGTCCAGCGTTGCCAGTATTTCGTATTGGTCAACCCCTAAATCCTTCATACCGTCCTTTTCGCCGAGGCTGGCAAAATATGCGCTTTCAGTAGCGATTAAACGGCCTGCATTGGATAGTGAAGTATTCATGCGCTTAGAAAAACTTTGTACTATTTTCAGCTGTGCATCGCCACGCACAAGCCCCTGCACCAGTTCGTTTTGCAGATTGTTAATCAGCTTGTCCTTATCAGACCATAGCCGCTGCGAAAAATTTAGCCCATCAGCAGCCCACGGTTTTGACATCAGCCTTTCCAGCCTTGCGTCATCAATCTGCTGCACGTCAAAGCCGGTACTGAAACCTTTTTGCAGCTCGTAGGCGGTTTGATAATAGCTGTCACGGTAAATGCCGCGCATCGCTGCGTCCATTCCGTCCAGCTGATTGCCATAAAGCGCTTCAAGGTGCTGCTGAATCTGCATTTGCAGTGCTTCAAGTCGAGATATATGGTACTTTGCCGATGCGTTTTCAAGCGACTTACTCCAGTCAGCCGAAATTCCATTTTCTTTTCCGCGCTTGATGTATTCTTTAAGCGTTAACTTAAAATCTTTTAACTGTGAGTTTGTAAGCAGCTTTTTGGCATCGGCATAAGTAATCTGGTTATTTGCTGCAAGGCGCATATACCAGCGGGCGATGTCTTTTTCAATACTTTCCATTGCCTCGCGGTACATGCGTTCTGCTTCGTCATAATAATCCATACCGGTTTTGAGCTGCGCTTCCGTTACCTGTTCAAAGCGCTGCTGCCAGTATTTTTCAGTTCTGGTTGCCATCTACATTTTCACCGCCTTGCTGGTTAAAAGCGTTACGGTAAATATCTGTCTCCTTGGCAGCATTTTCTTTTTCTGCTGCCAGTTCTTTTTCCTCATCCTCGGCATTCTCCACAAACGGATGATTTTTAAGTATAGTTTTCGTGCTGATAACGCCGACGGACTTCTGGCACATATCAACCAGTTCTGCATCGTTGCGGATACTTGTACGTGTCCAGGTCTGCACAATCTGCTCAGGTTCTTTGCCATAATAGCGTCCGATTGCACGAACCAGCTCGCCGAACCCGGCACGGAACTCCGTTTCCATCAGTCCGGCTTTCAGCTCCAGCAATGAATACAAAAACTTCATGGCCTCGCCGCTGGTATTGTCAAATCCCTGCTGCTGCGGGTCAATGCCCTGCCCCATATCAAAAATAGCTTTGCGGGTAATATCCAGCAGTTTGTCGCGGGCTTCTACCGGAATATCAATCGTCAGTGTCGATACACCGGATTTATCATCACTTCCGGCGCTTTCAACCTGAATCGTTTTATAGTATTTCAAATCCGATAAAAACTGCTTTAAATCTGCGCCGCCATAATTTGTCAGCACAAAAACAACCTGCTGTATATCTTCGAGGTCATCCACAAAGCCGCTGTACGTTTTATCGTAACTGTCGATAAGGTTTTTTATTTTATCTAAATCACCGGTACAAACATTGTTGTTTGGGAACGGAATAAACGGCACTGCGCCAAAGTCGTGCCTGAACGTGTTGGTCGGTTCAGCCATGCCGTCCAGATTTATATAACTGAACATATCAAAAGGTTGGAACATTTCCGCACGTTTCCGGTATGCCTGACATTCTTTATCGTTCCAAATTTCGTAAATCTGCCATTCATCGCCGTTATCATCTACCATACGGTAAGTGCGCAGCACAGCTTCCAGCTCTTTTTCAAGCCGCAAGGAATATACAGGCCGCACTTGCATTGACGGAATAACGCCGTAGCAAAAGCCCTTCTTTTCATCAATCCAGTAATGCAGCCAGCCTACACCGGCGTTAGAAGCATCTACGCACAAATCTTTGCATTTTTTAGCATAGCCATCGCCAAGCGTCGCCGCAATAAT